CTGACTCAGAGAGTTAGAGCACAGCTTGGTGGTGTTCCAGCAAAGGCTAAGAACGAACTCATAGATAAACTTGATGAAACAAACCCTACTCTTTATACAGGTACATCTAAAGATAAGGACTTTAAATATTTTAAAGATTCTCCAAGAGGAACCTGGTTTACAAAAGATCCAGAAACTGCATCAATGTATGCTGCAGATAACGAAAGCAAGAGACTGGTAAGGGATGAATCTTTCGGGGCCAAAACCTGGGACATGAAAGAAATTAACACAGCAGATAGAGTTATCCCTGTAAAAGTAGATATGCAAAATCCTAAGACCTATACAGGTGAAGAGTATAGTCAAATACAACGAGCACTAGACCCAAATCAAACAACAAATGGTTATAAAGCTGCCGAAAGAAAACTCTTTTACGATCTAAGAAATGAAGGATATGATAGTGTTATTATTGGAGAAGGCAAGGATGCTTTCTACGTAGCACTAGGCAACCCTAAAAAACAAATTAAACCCCTATACTCTAAAGAGTTTGAAGAAGAAAACATTCTTACAGCAGACACAATGGTTGCTGATAATAAAAGAGTTTTACAAGAAGGGTATTACAATAAAGACTACGAACTTAGAGATGAGTTAGAAATAACTTTCGGAGAAGACCCAAGAATGGCAAAGGGTTTTAAAATAAAAAGTGGAGACAGAGTGTCCCAGTTACAAGATAGTGCAAAACGTATAGAAAAGTTTCCTAATAGTCTTTCCCTTAAATCATTTCATCAAAAACTAGTTAATAGTTTTAAACCAATCTGGCCTTATACAAAAGAGAACATTACAAAACCTGAAACAATGAAGCAAATGAAGAAGGCTCTATCTGTAGAAAAAAAGGAAAAGCTTTTAAAGAGCCAGACTGAAATAAAGGAAGGGACTGATGTTGATGTTCGTCTAGATATTCCAGCATACTTAAAAAAGATTCTTGAAGACAGGGCATGGATTCCTACTATTAAGAAGACTGGTGAAAAGGGAACCTTCCATACTTCTACAGCACGTATGACTAATGTAACATTTGATTCAAAGCAAACGACAATGTTGAAGGTTGCAACAGGAAAGCAGAGTAAAACCCCTGCTGCTGTAATGAAGGGCAAGTGGAAGACTACTTCTAATGATAAAAATTATAAAGACATGCAGAAATTCTTTGATGATCCTGAGTGGTCTCAAATAGGGTTTGATCCTGAACGCCATAGCTACTTTTATAATAGAGTCAATCAACTGCCAGCAGTTAGTGCAGATGAAATAATACAGGTTGGTCCACTCGTGTTAGCTAAGAATGTCGTCTATGGTAAAAAGAAAGATTATATCTATAGCATTGCACCACTTATTGGTGGAGGGTCTGCTCTAGCTGCATCTACTAATGCTGCATTAAAGTCTTCTGATACAAAAAGTAAAGAACCAGATGCCATCTAAAGTAACAGATAAACTATTAAAGTTCAAGTGGCCCCTACTTGTACCAACACACAACGGTACTCCACCCTATGGGTACACTCGTACTAATGAGATGTGGATCCCCACCCCTGAGACACTGGATGCCTTAGAGGTTGCAAAGGATTTACTTGCTAATGGACTATCAACCCGTGACTGTACTGACTGGTTAACAGAACATACTGGAACAAGTATATCACACCAGGGTTTCCTAAAGAGAATTAAGAGAGACAATAAACTTTATCAGGGGTGGGAAGATGTCAGGCCAACAGAGATTACAGAATGGACTAGCAGTTCTGAAGAGTATGGTGATGGAACTCTATACTATCCTTTCTCAAAGCCAAAGGCTAAACCCCAGAGAAATGGAAGAGCTAAAAGAAGTGCCCTACTCAGAGGTAAATCTCTAGAAGAGAAGGAAGTAATAAAGAAGACCCACAATATACAAGAGGCTAATAAGATCCTCACACGTAATAAGAATCAATTGAAGGGTCTACTAAAAGAAGCAAGCAATGATACTGTTAAAAAACTAATACCAGATACCATTGTTAAAGAGTTTATTGAGGAAGAGGCAGCCCTAGAGGTTATAGCTGAACAGGCACAAGAGATTATCTTCGAGCCTAATAAAGGACCACAGACAAACTTCCTTGCTAGTACAGAGGATGTTGTCTTCTATGGTGGGGCAAAGGGTGGTGGTAAGTCCTACGCCCTAATCGCAGACCCCCTAAGGTACTGTGTGTTCCCAACCTTCAGGTCACTAATACTAAGACGTACAATGCCTGAACTCAGAGATATGATAAGACACACTCAGCTGCTGTACCCCAGGGTATTCCCAGGTGCCAAGTACCTTAAGACAGAAAAGACTTGGGAGTTCCCAAATGGAGCCACCCTTGAGTTTGGTTACTGTGAGACTGAGGAGGATGCAGAGCGTTACAGGGGACAGTCATTCCACTGGGTTGGTATTGATGAGCTTCCACAGTATGCACACAGGGGCCCCTTTGATGCCTTAATGTCATGCTTACGTAGTGTAGACTCACACATCCCAACACAGATGAGGTGTACAGGGAACCCAGGTAACATAGGTTCTGGATGGGTTAAGAGAGAGTTCATTGATCCTGCTGCCCCTAATGCAAGGTTTTTTAAAGAAGCGGAGATTACAGATCCCCGTAACAATCAGAAGAGAATAGTTAAAAAGTCATTCAAGTATATACCTGCAACAGTATATGATAACCCATACCTTGTTCAGGATGATAACTACCTGGCTGCACTGGCCCTACTACCTGCTGTAAAGCGTAAGCAAATGCTTGAGGGTAACTGGGATGTCATTGATGCAGGAGCATTCCCAGAGTTTGACAGAAGTATACATGTCATTCCTCCCTTCTCTATCCCTGACAATTGGTATAAATTCAGGGCAGCAGACTGGGGATTTTCATCTCCCTTCTGTGTGTTATGGATTGCCACTGACTTTGATGAGAACATGTATATCTTTAAGGAGTGGTACGATCAGGGAGTGTATGATGATACCTAGGCTGAGACAATCGCTGCAACTGAGAAAGAAGAAAAGATATACTGTGGTCATGCTGTTATAGATGGTTCTGTTAGTACAAGTAGGGGATCCAGAGCTAAGGACTCACTTGAAGTAATTAATAAAATACTGGGGCGTAATCGTCTTGTCAAGTTTAAGAAGGCAGACCGATCACCAGGCTCCAGGAAAGAAGGTAAACTTGCAGTACATCGTATGTTAGCCTTAAAGGAAACAGGTAGGGAATTATCAAATGGAGAAAAGGAGACTGCACCCTCTCTCTTTATCTTTGATAACTGTACTGATCTTGTAAGGACACTACCTGCACTATTGACAGATCCTAATGATTCTGAAATAGTTTATAAGAAGAATGCGGAGGACCATGCTTATGATGCACTACAGTATGGGATCCGAAGCCACAAGACAAATACCCGTAGACGTTATGCTGCTATGGATAACATTAAGACTAACAGACCACAACCAGCTGACCCAGTGTTTGGCTACTAAAAGGAATAAAGAATATGGCACAAGGTGACTTCACAATATTTAATAAGGCAAAGCTGGCAATACTTAATGCTGTTCACGACTTTGATACAGACAACTTCAAGGTGGCTTTCATAACCTCAACACCAGTTGTAACCCAGGCTAGTCCAACACTCAGTGACTATACTGAATGCACAGCAGGTGGTAACTACTCATCGGGTGGATTTGCAATGACTGCTGCTACTACTGTTGAGTCAGGAGGTACAGCCACTGTTGACTTTACATCTAACATTTCAATGGCTAAGCATGCGTCCAATCCTACAAACGTATATGCTGCATTGGTATACAATACATCAAAGTCTTCTCAAGCACTAGGCTGGGTTGAGGTAGATACCTCTGGAGCCAACGGCACAACAGGTCTTATCTCTATTACTTGGGGTTCTAACTTATTCACACTAGCTTAAGGATTAGTCTATTACTGATACTAAACTCTCGGACCTGACCCTTAAAACAGGAAACATGGTAGCCTCTGATCTTGTAGAAATTACTGAAGGTGGTAATACTACAAAGTCTGTTACTGGTACTAAGATTATTAACATGGTTACAAGTAGTTCTGTTGTAACAGCTAACACTGCTAAGATATCTTACCCAGGTTCCGCTAGTACAAAACTTGCAGGTATTGAGGCTAATGCCACAGCTGAACAGACTAACGATGAAATTAAGGCTGCAGTTGAGGCTGCTTCTGATTCAAATACTTTTACTGATGCTGACCATGCAAAATTAAACGCAATAGAAGCATCTGCAACAGCCGACCAAAGTGATGCTGAGATACGAACAGCAGTTGAAGCAGCTAGCGATAGTAATGTGTTCACTGATGCTGACCATACTAAGCTAAACGCTATAGAGGCGAGTGCAGACGTAACAGATACAACGAATGTTACTGCGGCAGGTGCTTTAATGGACAGTGAATTGTCAGACCTCGCAGGTGTAAAGGGAGTCACGATATCTACATT